CATCTGGTGAAGGTGCTGGATTTTTACAGACTAGAGTATTTTCAAGAATACCTGATTCCGAACTAGACGAGTTTGTAGATACTGATGTTATGAAAGTTTCTCAAAATTATTTTAATAATGCATCTCAATTATTAGCAAGGTCTAGATATTTTGGAAATAATAAAATTGAAATGGAACGAGAAATATTTGAACCTCTAATGAAAGAACTTCAAGAAACACAGATTAAGGGAAAGAAATTAACTTATGACGAAGCTGGACAGATTACTGCAGACTTTAGAAAAATGATTCATAAAGTTGCTGGTGTCGATGATAGTCATAAAAATAGTTGGTGGAATAGTAGTGCTGTTGGTAGAAATTTAGGAGATTGGTTAAAGTTAACTCAACAAATGGCTCACCTTCCATTAGCTACTTTATCAAGTATAACCGAACCACTTATTCTTTTAACTAGAGATATGTCATTAAACACAGCAGGAAGTATAGGTTATGCTTTAGTAGATGAAGGTTCAAATATTATAGCTAGAACTGTTAGACAGATTCAAATGGGTACAGGTAAAACACTTCAGGGTAAAGGTAAAAAAGGTTTAAAAGGATTAGGTGTTGAAGAAGTAGACGGACAATATAAACTAGCTCAAGTATCTGACGATGATTGGTTAGAGTTATATAAAACTGGACTTGCTTTAGAACAAACTGTTATGGAAAGAATCGAAGGACTTACCGGAGAAGCTTTACATAATACTGCTCCAAAAACACTACAAAACTTTTTCTTTAAATCTAACTTACTAACTCAATGGACAAGAGCTGTGCAATTAGCTTCCTATACTACAGGTAAAAGAATCATTAGGCAACATGCTAGAAATTTAGCTACGAATACAAATGATTTAGGTATGACATTAAGTAAGGGTAAGAGATTACAATTACAAGAAGAATTAGGAGAACTTGGTATTAATCATAGAGAAGCTATAGACTGGTGGAATAATAGTTTAGATTCTGTTACTGGTAAGTTTGATGAAAATTTATCAAAAGGTCTTACTAATAAATTTACTCTAGGGGAAGGAGAAAGATTTTTAAGAAACGCAGAATTTTATAAAAAAGTAAATAGAGGTGGAAATAGATTTGCTAAAGAAATTATTTTAAATCCTAGTATTCAAGAAGCTAATAGACCACAATGGTACTCAAGCCCTTCAGCTCAATTATTAGTTCAGTTTGCTGGTTATCCAACAGTATTTACTAATACTATTCTAAAAAGATTTTGGAGAGATGCAGGTAAAGATGTGAGTAGGGGTGAACTTTATAGAAGTTCAAGAATCATGCCTACTGTACTGTTAATGAGTGCTGTAGCTCATGTAGGAAATGAAATTAGAAGTAATGGTAACGCAAGAAAAGATTATGTAACAGGTGAAACTAAACCAGCTATAGAAGTTATAGGTGATAGTGTGAGAAGATGGGGTGGTTATGGTCCATTTGATTATGTTGCAAGATTTGCAGACCAACAAGAAAGAGGAATGGGAGCACCTACTGAAATAGTAAAATCTATTGCTGGTCCTATACCTCAAGATATAATAGATACGATAGCTTATCGAAGAGGATTTGGAGAATTAGTTACAGTAAATTTACCTTATTTCCAAACATATGATATGATTTTCGGTGAAGGTACTAAAGCTAAAATGAGAAAAGTAGCAAGAGGAACTAAACCTAAAAAACCTAAAAAGAGAAAAACTAGATTTGGATTTGAAAAAGGTGGATTAGTTTATAATGTTCCTAATGTTCCAACTGAACCTGATGAAAGGGTTGACAAAATGACTGGAGAGGTGTATAATAAAACTGCAGAGTTTGCCCAAGATGTAGAAGATAGAGCATTAAGAGGTCAAATGGCAGGATTAGGATTAAGAAAACCTAAAATATGAATATAGAACAATGTAAAGCCGAAATTAAAAGACACGAAGGTGAAGTATTAGAAGTATATGAAGATAGTTTAGGTTATAAAACTTTAGGTGTCGGACATTTAATTCAAAAAAAAGATTTAGAATTTAACTTACCTGTTGGAACTCCAGTTATACAAGAAGTAGTTGATTTATATTATGAAGATGATTTTAATAAACATCTAAAAGAAACAATTGATTTAATAGGTGAAGAAGAATTTGAAAACTTACCAGAATCTATACAACATGTGTTAGTAAACATGTGTTTTAATTTAGGTAAAAGTAGGTTAAGTGCATTTAAAAATATGTTAAAAGCATGTAAAGAGCACAACTGGTCTGAGATGGCTGTCCAAATGGAAGACTCCAAATGGTTTAATCAGGTCGGTAGACGAGGTGTTGAACTAAAAGACATCGTTTTAAAAGAAGATGGTATTATATACTGAACAACAATTAGAAGACTGTTATCACGAATACAGATTAATGCAAGTAAGACAAGATATGTCTTTTGTTACTCTTAATGAATTTAGAGAATTGTTTGAAGATTTAATGCACATTTTATATAAGGATTTATTATGAAAGATTTATTAAAAAATATTGTCGGTGCAGTAGCACCAACGCTTGGGGCAACATTAGGTGGTCCATTAGGTGGAATGGCAAGTAATATTATATGTGATGTATTAGGATGTCCTAATAATCCAAAGTCTATAGAAAAGGCTGTTGCAGAAGCAACACCTGAACAGATGTTACAACTTAAAAAAGCTGAACAAGATTTTGAAGTTCAAATGAAAGAGTTAGATGTTGATGTATTTAAATTAGAAACACAAGATAAACAGGATGCTCGTAGTAAATTTAGTAAAGATTGGACAGCGAGAATTATGGGTATAGCTACAGTCGGTGGTTTCTTAGGTTACATTTTCTTAGTAACATTACAACCACCAGAACAGAATAGCGAAGCTTTAATTAATTTAGTCTTAGGTTATCTTGGTGGTCTTGCATCAGCAGTTATAAGTTTTTATTTTGGAGCTTCTAACTCTACTAAAGATTAATGCAAGAAGTCGTAACTATAATTCAACAAGTAGGATTTCCTATTGCAGCAGCTTTAGGACTTGGTTGGTTTATATATAAACTTATCATGCGTATTGTTGATGGCATGGAAACTAAACTAGATACTTTAGATGAAAAAGTACAAGCAAGTTTAGATACAATGGAAGAAAGAGTATCTACTAAACTCGATAGCCAATATGGAATTATAGTTAGTTTAATTGATAGAGTAAGGGCAATGGATAATCAAAGTATTAGACAAGATGTTTTGCTTAAAACTTTACTTGGTGTACCAAACTTAGTAGACATAGATAAAATAGCAAAGGCAGATAGAGATGACCAAAGAAAAGATTAAAAAGAAAGTAGACGAAAAACTTAAAGATAATATTGAAAATTTTATCTTAGGTATGTTATTTGTTTTATCTGTTGTCGCTATTTCAGGAGAAATGTATGCTGATGAAATGGTACACAAATTTAAAAATCCTAGCTTTAGTGGTATAGGAACTTCGGCACATTATCTTACGATTGAGAATCAAGAACACATGCGTAAGATGACAATTAAAGAAGAGATAAAAGCGTTACAAGAACAAATAGAAAGAGATAAAGAGAACACAACTCTAGCAAGATTTATAAGAAACTTAGAGTCTAGAATATATGCACAACTATCTAGACAATTAGTAGAGAATTTATTTGGAGAGACCCCTAGCGATAGTGGGATATTAGAATTAGAGGGCAACACAATAGAATATGAAGTTGTCGATGGAGTTATAACCTTAAGGATTACAGATAGTGATGGGAATACGACAGTTATCAGTCTGCCTATTGGCAGTTTTACTTTCTAGTTGTGCAGTAATAAGTAAGAACGAAGATTTAGTTATATCGCAAGATAGAAAACCTGCTGAAGTTTTAGACTTGCAATCAGAAGAACTAGCAAGTTTACCACCTGCAGTAATTAGACCAGTCATAGCTGTATATCCAAATAGCTTTTCAGACTTAACAGGACAAAGAAAAAGTAACAGTAGCTTTGCTATGTTTAGCACAGCAGTCACACAAGCTCCTGAAGCTTTACTCATTAGGGCTTTAAAACATGCATCTAATGGACAATTTTTTAGAGTTGTTGAGAGAGTAGGATTAGATAATCTTACTAAAGAACGACAACTTATTCGGTCAACCAGAGAAAACTTTGAGGAGGATAAGAAACTCAAACCTTTATTATTTGCTGGTCTTATAATACAAGGTGGTGTCTTATCTTATGATACCAATATTGAAACTGGGGGATTGGGTGCTAGGTATCTAGGTATAGGTAATAGTACTCAATATAGAGAAGATGTAGTTACTATTTCATTACGAATAGTTTCTGTGTCTACTGGTGAAGTATTGATGGAAACTACAGTTTCTAAAAATATTTTATCAACAAGTGTTTCTCAGGATATTTTTCGTTTTATTGAAATGGGTACGGAACTCGTAGAGATAGAAGGAGGAATAGCTGAGAACGAATCCGGTTCTATAGCTTTGCAAAAGGCAATAGAAACTGGGGTATTAAATTTAATAGAAATAGGAATAAATAGAGGGTATTGGAAATATGAAAACTTTGAAATTGATAAGCCTTGTGATGTTGATGCTGACAAGTGCATTGATATACGGGGATGATAATGAAATCTATATAGACCAATCAGGCGATACTGCTAACATAGATTTAGAACAGCTTGGTGGTGGAAACATCATCGGTGGTTTAAATTCTTCAGCAGGAAACCTAACTGCATTAGACTTAGATGGCTCTACATTAACTCTAGATATTAACCAAATAGGAGATTATAACTTATTCTATGGTGATATCTTAGGAGATAATATTACAGGCTATTTTAATTTTGATGGTAGTTCAAATGAATTTACTATTCAAGTTGACCCAACTAATACCTATGGTGCTGATAGCTCAGACTTCAATGTTCAGGCTACTGGTGATAGTAATGACTTTACATTAAATGTAGGGACAAGTGCTATGGCTAGTAATACCGATTTGGACTGGGTTATAAATGGGAGTTCAAATACGCTGGACTTCGACATCAATTACGATGGTGGTACTTCATGGGTTGACATAGATGGTGATAGTAATAATGTAACTTTTGATGGTAGTGGATATGCTGGTGGGTACTTTTACCTAGACCAAACAGGTGATTCACGAACTTTTAATATACAGCAACTTAGTACTTTAAATAATGATTGGCTTAAGATTATTTCTTCTGGTGATAATGGTAGCGTCTGCGTCATTCAAAATGACGGGGGAACAGCTGTCGGATGTTAGCATAGGAAATATTACAGAACTTAAAGGTAATGGCAGGGTCGTAAGGGAACATGCACCTTATGATGCTGCCTTATCTTTTGGTATAGAAAGTTTTGATAATGTAGAAACTTCTAATGGTAGGATGGGTATTACCTTCCTTAACGATACCCAAGTTCGTCTGACCGAGCATTCTGAATTGCTCATAGATGAATTTATTTATGACCCTAATCCATCTAAATCTAGTATGGCTCTTAATTTTACTAGTGGAACTGCTAGGTTTATTACTGGTAAACTAAACAACATCAATAAAGAAAACATTTCTATTAGGACTCCGAGTGCTAATGTATCAATTCGTGGTACAGATTTTACTTTAACTGTAAATGAACTAGGTGAATCTCTTATTATATTACTACCTAAAGATGATGGTACTCCAAGTGGAGAAATACTTGTAGCTACTGCTGCAGGTGAGGTAGTACTCAATCAGCCCTTCCAAGCTACTACAGTTTCTATGTTTGAAACCGAACCAACTAAGCCAGTTATACTGGATATTACTACGCAGTTAATTG